GTGGGCAAGTGATAACAGGCTCAAATGCCTATGCTATCACAAAAAAAGAATGTGCCTGTGGCACACTTAACCTACACAAAGTATTGGCTAAGATAAGAGAAAAAGGTTATACCATTAATGAGCAATGGTGCATCAACTCTAAATCTAATACACGATTCAAAGAATTTACAATAACCAATAAAAAACAAAAGAAAAATGGAAACTAAAAACAAGTTTAATTCTGGAGTAATCTTCAAGAATGCAAAGAAAACAAATGAAAAACAACCTGACTATCAAGGAACGGTAAACGTAAACGGAAAAGAAATGCAAATCTCTTTATGGTTTAAGGAAAGCCAAAAAGGTACAAAGTATTTTAGTGCTGCATTCCAAGAACCATTTAAAAAAGATACTGAAACAAAGACGTATCCAAATGAGACAAAGTACACTCCAAAAATAGAAGATGACCAGCTTCCTTTTTAATTAACCAAAAAACACAAAGAACAATGAAAACAGAAAACAAAGAACAAACACTAACACAAAGATTACTTGAATTTCAGAAACAAGTTAATGTGATTAAAAAGGATGCTAAGAATCCACATTTTAAAAATACTTATGCTACCTTAAAACAGGTATTGTCAGAAGTTAAGCCAATACTTTCAGAAGTAGGTTTATTGATTACTCAGCCAATAGATGAGCGCGGAATAGGTACAGTTATAACAGATGGCAAAGATTCAATCAGTAGTTTTATTCCTATGCCTATTGGATTAGCACCCCAGCAAATCGGGTCTGCAATAACGTACTTTCGTAGATTTACTTGCTCCAGTCTTTTATGCTTAGAAATTGACGATGACGATGCGGAAGAAACACGAACAAAACAACCTAAGGAGGAATTTAAACACGAACCTAAACCATTAAATGTAATAGGCATTAAACAACAATTAAAAGGTGCTAAATCATTAATTGACTTACAAAATATATGGGTTACATTAAGTAATGAAGCTAAATTAAATGTAGAAATAAGTCAGTTAAAAGATGAACTTAAAACACAATTACCATAATGGAATCAACAATAGAAATTTACTCACCTACGTGGTGGGAAAACAGATTAGGTAATTTCACAGGAAGTGAGGTCCATCGTCTTATGACTGAGCCAAGAGCAAAAAAAGATATACTTAGCAAGGGTGCAGAAACTTATATTCGTGAGAAAGTATACGAAAGGTTAAGCGGACAATCTAAACCAACTGTCGACAATTTAGCAACAAGTTGGGGACACGAAAATGAGCCAATAGCAAAGAGATATTACACAGCCCGAACAGGTAATGAGGTAATAGAATCAAAGTTGCTTATAAGCGAAAATATCGAAGGATTAACAGGCAGTCCTGATGGCTTAGTAGGTGACGAAGGAATGATTGAAATTAAATGCCCTTTTGTAGGTTCTAATCATTTAAATTTCTTTTTTAATGAAGATACTTTTGAAACTGAAAACAATGAGTATTACTACCAAATGCAGTGCTATCTTTTATTATCAGGTCGTAAATGGTGCGACTTTATTTCTTTTGATCCTCGTTTAATTCTTAACTCCGATGCTGGGCTTTATATTCGAAGATGGGAAGCTAACGAAGAGGTGCAGGAACGAATGATTGAGAAAGTAACTATTGCAAGGGATTTATTTAACCAATATTTAGATGCGTTCAATAAAAAATAAAAAATGCAAGGAGTGTGGTGGTAACTTCACTCCTTTTAAAACAACACAGGTAGTTTGTGGTGCTAAATGTGCAGCAAAGTTAGCTGAAGCTAAGGTATGGAAAGAGAAAAAGAAAGTAATGATTGAAAACACTCGTACCCGAACTGAATGGTTAGCTTTACTTCAAATAGTCTTTAACAAGTATATTCGTTTAAGGGATGCAGGAAAGCCTTGTATTTCATGTGATAGACCATTAACAAGTAAATTTGATGCAGGTCATTTCTTTTCAGTAGGTCGTTATCCTAACTTACGATTTTGTGAAGATAACGTACATGGGCAATGCGTTCATTGTAACCAGCACTTACATGGTAATCACTTAGAATATAACGAAAGAATACAGCACAGAATAAGCTCATTTAATTACGTTGTATTGATGAATAAAAGGAATGACGACCTTAAACTAACATTAGATGAAATCAAAGAATTAATAAAAGTTTATAAATTAAAAATCAAAGAACATGGAAAAACAACTAACGAATGATGAAGCAAAACTTGAATTTGAAAGCCACTTATTAATTGGTTTATTCAAATCAACAGTTGAGCAGTCAACACAATTAACAGGTAAATTCAAACAGAAGATGAAAGCTGATTTTAATCTTTGGCAAAAGCAAGGATTTAAAATAGTTGAGGAGCTTGAAAAAAGGAATATCACAGATGTTGAATACTTAGATAAGATAGGAGATATTTATCACACTATGAATTCAAATATGAGAGAAGAATTTTACAAAGGATTGGAATAATTAAAAAACACAAAGAACATGAACTACACAGAATTTTTAGAAAGTAAAAAACATTCAATAGGTAACTTTGGATTTAAAGCAAATTATGTTCCTGACATAGCGTTTGATTTTCAAAAACACGTAATCGAAAAAGCTATATTAAAAGGTCGTACAGCTTGTTTCTTAGATACAGGATTAGGTAAAACATTAATTCAATTATCTATTGCGAAAAATATTATTAATCATACTAATAAAAAAGTATTAATATTAACGCCTTTAGCAGTTGCTTTTCAGTTTATTTTAGAAGCTGAAAAATTAAGTATTGATGACATTGAATATTCAAAAGATGGTAAGCATACTAAAAAAATAGTTGTATGTAACTATGAAAGGTTACATTACTTTAATGAAAATGATTTTATCGGAGTCATTTTAGATGAAAGTTCTATTTTAAAAAACTTTGATGGTAAAATTAAAAATTCAATTACATCATTTATTAAAAAAGTTCCTTATAGATTTTTAAGTACAGCCACTCCTAGCCCAAATGATTATATTGAATTAGGTACAAGTGCAGAAGCTTTAGGTTATATGGGTTATACTGATATGTTAAGTAAGTTTTTTAAAAATAATGGTAACTCTATTGATATTAGACATGCTGGATGTGAATGGTATTTAAAACCTCATGCAGAAAATGATTTTTGGAAATGGGTTAGTCAATGGAGTATATCAATGCGTAAACCATCTGATTTAGGTTACAGCGATGAAAAGTATATTTTACCTAGTTTGATTGAAAATAAACATACAGTAACTAATGAAAATCCATTAGATATTAATGGTCAAATGCAAATGTTTAATATGCTAGCTATTAACTTTTTTGAGATTAAAAAAGAAACTAGAAACACTTTAGATAAAAGATGTTCTAAGGCTGTTGAATTAGCTAATAAACATGATACTACTGTATATTGGGTTAATCTAAATGATGAAGCTAAAATAATTAATCAATTAGATAAAGATACTTTTGAGATTAAAGGCAGTATGAATATTGATAAAAAAGAAGAATTGTTAATATCATTTGCAAAAGGTGAAATTAAAAAGCTAATCACTAAAACTAAAATTACAGCTTTTGGTTTAAACTGGCAACATTGTAACCATACTACATACTTTCCTACTTATTCTTATGAGCAATATTACCAAGCTATTAGACGTTTTTGGAGGTTCGGACAGAAAAGAGATGTAACTGTTGATTTAGTTTTATCAGATGGTCAAACTAGAATAATGGATAGTTTATCAGTAAAAAAAGATAAGGCAAATGATATGTTTACTAAGCTATCACAAAACGTAAATAGTATTTATGAAATACAAAAAAGAGAGTTCACAAAAGAAATAATTAAACCTAAATTTTAAAAACAAAACACAATGGAAAACAAAGTAAAAGACCAAATGGTTACAGAAAATTACGCAATCTATAATAGTGATTGTATGCTAGTGTTACCTACATTAGAAGATGAAAGTATTGATTTATCAGTTTATAGCCCTCCCTTTGCTGGACTATATAATTACAGTTCATCTGAAAATGATTTTAGTAACTGTGAAAGTAAAGAACAATTTTTAGACCAGTACGAATTTCTAATAAAAGAAATGGCCAGGGTAACTAAAAAAGGTCGTATTACAGCCGTTCATGTTACTGATGTATTTGATAATACTTGTCGTTTATGGGACTTTCCACACGAAGTAATTAGATTACATGAGAAGTATGGTTTTGAATATCGTAACCGTATTACAATTTGGAAAGAGCCTTTAAAAGTTCGCATGCGTACAATGGTTCAATCTTTAATGCATAAATTTATAGTTGAAGATAGTACAAAATGTTTTACAGCAATGCCTGACTATATGCTTATTTTTACTAAGAAAGGAGAAAATAAAATACCAGTAACTCATGAAAAAGGTTTAACTAAATACTTTGGTGAAACACCTATTTTACCAAATATTTTAAGAGCATGGAATAATGCAAATGAAAGTGATTTAAATGAGGTACAACTTTGGGATTATTTAAATACTAAATTTAAAAACCATGAAGACCCTAAAAGTAATAAGTTAAGTCATTACATATGGCAAAGATACGCTTCATCTGTATGGGATGATATACGTATAGATAATGTTTTACCTTTCAGAGATTCAAAAGAAGAAGACGATGAAAAACACGTACATCCATTACAATTAGATGTAATTGATAGAATTGTTGAATTATACTCAAATCCTAACGAAGTTGTTTTAACTCCATTTATGGGAGTTGGTAGTGAGGTTTATTCTCCTGTTTCATTAGGTCGTAAAGCTATTGGTATTGAATTAAAAGATAGTTATTTTAAACAAGCAAAGATTAATTTATCATTAGCTGAAAAAAGATTTAAAACAGAAGTAAATCAAAATCTATTATTTTAATTTGTAAATTGCTATAAAAAATAGTAAATTTGTATTAAGTACTACCACCATGATAAACTCATTTACACTTTGCCCTCTTTTATTTCCGATGCCTGTGGTAGGGCTAAGAAATAATTGGGGGCTTTACTTTTAATATCATGACAAGAAAATCATTCATATTACATATTGATAGTTTAGGCATTTTAAATGAATTAACAGATGAACAAGCTGGTCAATTATTTAAACTTATCTATGAATATCATAACCCAAATAAACCCAAACAAACCCAAATAACCCAGTTGGTTAATTTGGCTTTTTATCCTTTTAAAAGTCAATTCGAAAGGGATAATCAGACTTATAATAATGTTTGTGAAAGAAATAAAAACAATGGTTTATTAGGTGGCAGACCTAAAAATAAAAACCCAAACAAACCCAAAAAAGCCGATAGTGATAATAAGAATAAGAATGATAATAAGAATTATAATGATAATAAAAGTGTTATTAAGAAAATAAATATAAGACCATTTGTTTTTATTTCTCAATCTGAATTAGATAAACTTAATTCTGAATATTTAGAACATGAAGTTAATTGGATGTTGGATAAACTTAATGACTACAAAGCAAGTAAAGGAGTTCAGTACAAGTCAGATTACCATGCAATTAATATGTGGGTAAAAAAAGCATTTGAAAAAGAAAAAAAAGACTTTATAAAAGATAACAATACTTTCTCAACTCGAATGCAAATAGTACAAAACACAATTAACAATACAGACTGGAATAAACTATGAGTAACTTAACTACAGTTGGCTTTAACCAATTAGAATTGGAAGCCCTAAACAAAATGACTGAACATCTTAAAATTTATGTTTCAGCAAAAAATGAGCAGAAGATTATAAACATTGAACGTGGCGAAGCTCTTAGACTTATTTTCACAGAAATAATAAAGACAATTGAATTATCAGGTGAGAATAAAAAATATGCTTTAGAAAGTGATCAGCTCAAAAACGTTTCTAAATTCATTTATGACTACGTTTTAGAACATTATAAGGGTATAACACTAAGTGAACTAAGAAATGCTTTTAAATCAGGAATAAGCAACGAATTTGGGGACTTTGTTGGATTCGGTACTGTTACCTTTACAAAATTCATAAAAGGTTATATGAGTTCATTAAAACGTGAACAAGCAATGAAGGAATGGAATAAGAATCAAATACAAACAACTCAAACACCGGTAACTAAGTTCTTTGACCAAAACATGGAACTGGCTAAAATCTTTTTTGAAATATGCGAAGAAAAAAGAGCTGAAAGGTTTGATACTATTTACAACCATAACGATACGCTTTTACATTTGCCTTCCATTTATGATTTCCTTTATGAACATTATCAAATTTCATTTTCAGATGAAAGCAAAGAAATATTAGTTAAAAAAGCGAAGATTAAATACAATAAGTATATTAACAAGTCAGGGGTTAAAACTTACGATGAAAGTGGTTACAAACAATTAATTAATTCAGTTAAGTTTGGAGAAAACAAAACATTTGATTTTTACGTTAAAACACAGGCTTTAATATTCTTAACTTTAAAACTAAAAGAGCAGGGTAAAACATACGATAACTTAAAACCTTTAAAATGATGTTATGAATATAACTTACATCTTTGCGAATATTTATAGCGACTTATTTAACATCAAAACAATTAGACTATCAAATAATTAAAATTATTAATGACAAAATGAAAATACTTAATTTATACGCTTGTTTAGGTGGGAATAGATATAAATGGAATGAAGTTAAAAATAATATTAAAGTTACTGCAGTTGAACTTGACCCCGAAGCTGCAAGATTATATCAAGAGCGTTTTCCAAATGATACAGTAATTGTAACCGATGCTCACCAATATTTATTAGAACATTACAAAGAGTTTGATTTTATTTGGAGTTCACCTCCTTGTCCGAGCCATAGTAGAGCGAGATTTGCACGTAAAAATACAACTGTTGCAATTTATCCAGATATGAAATTATACGAAGAGATATTATTTTTAGATAATTATTTTGAAGGGAAATATTTAGTTGAAAATGTTATTCCATATTATGAGCCATTAATACAAGCACAAAAAAAAGGTAGGCATTTATATTGGTGCAATTTTAAATTACCAAATGATTTGAATGAGCGTAAACATTCTATAATGGAAAGCAAAGACGAAGTAACTCAATGGTGTGAATTTCACGATTACGATTTTAGAAAGTATAAAGGTGAACAATCAGTACAAAAAATGGCACGTAACTTAGTAGATTATGAAGCTGGTAAAACAATATTTGAAACTGCATTAGGAATAATAAATAAATCAAACACAACACAATTACAACTATTATGAAAACACAAAACAACATGACTTCACTAATTAGCCAAGCTGAATGGTGGGTAAAGAAAACACAGGTTAACCAAGTTCGTGGAACTTTTGATTGGAAACTATACATGAAACTAATTGAAGCTAAAAGAAATGAAAAAGGAAAATAAATATTTATTAGAAATACCAATTGAACAACAAAAGTGGTTTAATGATAATTATTCTTTTGTAGATAATTTATACTCAAATTATTCAGAATTATGGTTTCTATTAAAAACTAATATATTA